CCAGTACCCTCTTCATGGAAATTAGCTACTGAATTTGGTTTTCTCCATTGTGCCATAATTTGCGCTATAACGCCATTTCTAATATTAGAACCACTAGCATCATAACTTCTAAATCTTAATACTCCAAGAGGGTCTGTTCCACCTGCTGATGTTTTGACATTTGCTAAATCTAATTCAGCTCCATTAGAACCATCTATTTCCATATTACCATTTGGTGAAGTAACTCCCACGCCTACTGCGCCACCAGATGTAATACGCATTCTTTCGGAATTTGTATTACCAGATGCAGTCATAAAAGCTATTTGACCATCATTAGCATTACTTGCTGCGGTAGATATAAATTTTATAGCAGAGCCTATTCTTTGGTCTCCGTCAGTATCATCTGCAATAGAATAAATATAAAAATCATCATTACCACTTGTGCCACTTGCTAAATCAAGTCTTTTGCCTTCCACTCTTGCTGTACCTGCAAAAGTAGCGTTACCACTTTCACCAATTTGAAACTTATAAGAACTATCTGCAACTCTATAAATACCAAAGAGAGCATCAGCATTGTCATCATATGATGTATACAATCTCCATCTTTCAGCGTTAGTGCCACCTATAAATTCCATACCTGCATAATTAAGACTTGTATCACCCACACTTAGCAAAACATTTGTTGCTGTTGATGGACTTGTAGTTCCTATACCAACTTTTCCATCAGACTTAAATGTAGTTGACTGTGTTCCATTTGTGTATATTCTTAAGTCTCCTCCACTACCACTTGCACCTATACCAGTATGTCCAGTGCTTAAAGCGGTTCCTGTAAATACAAATCCTTCACCTACTGATGTTATTTTGTCAATAGCTATGCTTGAACCATCAGCTTGTATATTTATTACACTACTAGAATGAGGGTCACTACCTGCGCTTAAAATAAATTTATCACCATCAGAGTTATCTTGGCCAATACAAAATGTATTACTATCAGTTTGAAATCTTACAAAAGAATCACCTGTTGAATTGTTAGCGTGTAAATGTATACTTGCTTCTCCAGTACCTGTAGCTGTTTGAGTAAGTCTAAGATTGCCTGATTTACTTTGCGTTATATTGCCTGCAAAAGTAGAGTTTCCATTACTATATAAATTTAATACTTCTGTCGTACCTGCAATAAACCTCATTCTACCACCTTCACCTGCCGATGATGCAAACTGAGTTATGCTTCCGTAATCAATATCACCACTATCACCTAAATTTAAAATAGCACCGTGAGCTGTGCTTCCTGCTTGTATTGATAAAGTAGTGTAATTAGAGCCTTGAACAGTTAAACCTGTAAGAGTACCTACTGAGGTTATTTGAGATTGTGCTGCATCTACGCTAAGCGTGTTTGTACTTAACGTTAAGCCTGTACCAGCAGATAACAATGTTTTGTTCATTGCTATAGAGCCAGCTAGATGTGAGTTATCTACTGATCCATCGATAAGTTCTGAACTATCTACTGAGTTTTCTGCGAGCTTTGCTGATGTAACTGCATCGTTAGCAATATCAGCAGTTACAATAGTAGAATCAACTATTGATGCTGAATCAACATGGGGGTCTATTAATACGTCTGCTGGAACTTTACCTATGTAACCCATTAGGTAATCTCCATAATTGAGAGTACAACGTCTAAAGCATTACTAGCACTAGATAGTGTTTGCAATGCGTCTGCGGCTTCAAGGACAATTTTATTGCCAGACATTACCTCAAGCGAACCTCCTTGGGGGATAGGTGCTCCTTTAACGATATATACATCGTCTGCATTTTCTCCAGATGAACTATTTGTAACAATCTTAACATCTGCTGTTATAGCGTTGCCACTTGTATTTGACAATGTACATCCTATTACAATAGCTGTAGTAGACGAAGGTACAGTGTACACAGCTGATAAGCTTGTCGAAGAATTAGCATCCGTTTTTAATTTAAAAGTATTTGCCATACTAGCCTAATGCAATTGCAAGAGCAGTAGCATCTCCTTGAACGTTATCATTATCTGGGAAATGACCTTTGGAGTAAGTAGAACCATTGTACTTGGCATAAAAAAGCTTGCCATCTCTATAATTGATAGCAACTTCACCTGGAGCCAAGCCATTACTACTCTCAGAGCCATTTGAGTTTACCGTAGGCTCTCCTCCAGAAGAACCATCCTTCTTTAGCTTGATAGTATTTGCCATTATTTCTCCTAATCGCTAAATGTTCCGCCATCAATAGTTGCTCCACTGATAGCTGTAAAATAACCTGTTGCAAATTGACAATCACCAACAGAACCAGATATAACACCAGTAGATTCAGTTGCTACAGGAATATAAGTAAATCTATGTGAGTTACTATCATCCATACCAAAGAACATCTTTTTAGCACTGCTATCATAATACTGTGCTAAGATACCTCTGTCTTTATTATCATCTGAACCTGGGGCAGAGTCTCCACCCAAAGTCATAATTGGATCATCTATTGTTATCGTTGTCGAATTAACCGTCGTAGTAGTTCCATTAACTGTCAAGTTACCAGTAACCGTTAAGTTATCATCAACCTGAACTGTTCCACCAGCTGAGTCTATAACAAGGTTGCCACTAGAAGTGTCAATTTCTCCATCAGCGGTAACACCAACTTTAACATTGCCAGCTGTTACGCCAGCAACTGTTGGGCTAGAACTTGTATCAATAGCAACTGTAGGCGTAGCACCTTCACCAGAGTTGTTTGATAAGGCTATACCAGTACCAGCAACTAAACTAGCTACATAGCTACCAGTTGTTTCTGTACCAAGTATTACACCATTATCTTTAATTGTAACAACACCAGAACTTACAGCAAAATTATCTGAGTTAAACTGAGCTATACCCTTGGCACTAGTTGTACCAAATATATTAGAATCAGTTACATCAACTGCTACGGTTACTGAGTTGTCATCACTGCCAGAAGCTACTGTTCCAGTAACACCATTACCATAAGTAATATCTTGTAGTGTTGGCAAGTGAAACACTTCCACGCTGCTATTGTTATGACGGCCTACATACAGTTTTTTACCAGCTTGACTTAATGCAAGCTCACCACTTAGCAAAGAGCTAGGTGCGCTTGTATCAGTATTGCTACTATGGCGTTTTATCTGAATGGTATTAGCCATACTTATCTCCTATTAAGTAAAAGTTCCACCGTTAAGACTAGAAACTCCAGCCACTAAGACTTCATTCCAAGAGTCTTCATCTCTAACGTAGAACACATCATCGTCCGTGTCATAAAAAAGGTCACCTTCATTGACACCTGAACTTGGAGCTGAAGCACTTGCAGTTACTCCTTGCATTGGCAGATTCTGTACAATTTGATCTGCAGTTCCGTTATCAATATAAAGATTACCGTCATCACCTTTAAAGACAAGTTTGGTATAAACATCTTTAATTTTATTTGGTGCTGATAAAGTTCCAGGCATTAATGCTCTCCCGATATCACTACTTCAGTAAATGTAACTGAAGCAATACTAGTATCTGTAAAATTTTCAGAGCCTACTGTTATTGCTGTAAATGTAGGTTCTGATACAGCAGCAACATTACTTAACGTTGGAGCTGTTGGTCTAGTAGAAGCTGTATAGCTAAAATCATCTGGTGCATCTTGAGGTGTAAAATTATCAGCACTGTATGAATTAAAATGCTGACCATCGCCAAGCTCACTAAATGACCATCCTATATCATCCCATTCAGCTAAACCAAAGTTATTAGTTGACCAATCATATGCTCTAGTATTTATAGCCATTAAAAGTCCACTGGTTTGACATATTTAACAGTACCAGCTCTTGCTCGATAGGCATAGTTTCTACCTTCTCTCACACCTTTTTCAAACTTTTCATGAAAGTATTGAGCAAGTTGTATTTGTTCTGGCTTTTTTTCGTATCCAAGAGCTATAGCTTTTGATACTAAATAATCATGAAATTGTCCTGGAAAATCACTAGTAGCTGTCCAAGAAAAATTATTAGAAGAAGGCTCTGTAAAAGCAGCAGCTTTTTTATAATAAAATAAAGTAATCTTTTTACCATGTTGATCAGAACCTGGAGATGTAAATTTTTCTGAATTAGGATTAAATTTAGCTATTCCAATAGCATCTCTTTCAGTCCACCATACCCATTGATGAGTAGCATACTTATTACTCCAATTGTCTACATAGGTACCAGCCATTATGTTAAATCCCTTCTTATTGGCCTACCAATTAACTTTGGTATATTAACATGGTCTGTACTTCCGTCAGCGCCTTCCATATCTACAGACTTTATTTCAAGAATTGATTCATCTAAAGCATAATATCTTTGTGCATTATTGCCATCTAAATCAAATTGTGTGGCTCTTTCAAGCATTCTTGTTCTTTGGCTAAACTCTTCTTGAGCTATATTAATCATCTTTACTATTTCTGTAACACCTAAATCAGGATGATGTTGCTGTACAAGTTCAACCATTTCTTTAAGTTTCATCGCCTAACTCCTTCTACTGTTGAATCTAGTATACCAGAAGTTGTATAAGGTGCCATAAATTCTGCTAATTCTTGCTTTACTACCTGAAACTGACCTTGTAACCACTGGTAATCTGTGGTTAATTTACCAATAATAGTAGTATATAATGTAATCTTTTTTTGGATATTAGCATTAAATTCAGCTAATTGCTCATTTGCTCTTGCTTGTTGAAAACTTAGCTCTGATTGAAACCTGCTAGAATTTATATTAGACTTAGCAGATTCTTCTTGTACCTTCGATTGATAAGTTTGCATTTCAGTTGTAAACTGTTGTACTTCTTTATTAATATCTGCTTGAAATTTTGAAAGATAACTAGCTGCTCTTTGTAATTCTTGTGCTGCAGTAGCTAAAGTAGCTTGAGTCATTTCTTCATCTTCATCAG